CTCATCGTGTGTCTGCGCGCACCCCTATCTATATCAATCAAGGACGCAAGGACGTTAGTGGCATTGGGTGGCTAGACCTGTAGGTCGCATACGCCCCTTAACATGTAAGTCCACTATTACTTAAGGACGTTGGTACAACAAGGACGGTTCGATTCCTCCTGTTCTTCTTGCCACGCAACGCGCGGGGCTTTATTGACTTATGGAACACTCTATAAACTCGCAACAATTCATAAGCAAAGTTTATGAAATTAGTTGGGGTTATAACCCTGATCTTGATGACTCTTCCTCATTCAAGGAGGTCCTCGAGAATCTATGCAAGATGAAAGACTCTGCACTAAAGATGGAGCTTATTCAAAGCACTATTAAAGAACCACAATTACCGGAGATAGTCACATGCGACATCTAAATGCACTACTAAATGATTCTCAATACGCCAACCTCTTAACTCTTTTAAGAGAAGGAAGAGATAGAGCAAGGTACAGCAAACTTGATTACGACTTATCAGAAGAACAAATTGATGAACTAGAGGAGGTTCTTTTATGAGAACCAAGGACATCAACGTAGCTGACATTCTCACCTACCAAGACAGAGAAGCCATAGCCAAGGTCGTTGAACAAAGAGTTCACACTGAATACGGCGACATGTATGACTTCAAGTGGCAAATGAATGTATCAGGACACTTTCAAATACCGGAGACACTATGACTATCGACGTAAACCAAACACCTAAATTAAACGACGAGCAAATTGAGAATTTAACTTATTCTCTATACACAAATTTAATGGACTTTAAACAACTCAATACTGGATTTATGCCAGCTAGAGAGGACATTATTAAATGTCTTGACTACGCATTAAAAAGTTAATCAAAGGAAATATTACTATGACCATCGACGTAAAACAAACACTTAATTACTCACAAGCTATAAGAAAAGCTGAACCAGAATGGGACGACGACACAGTCCGTAAAGCTGCGGAATGGTGCGTCCTTTACATGGATATAAGAATTAAACCAAGCAAGTTAAGAAAACAACTTGATGCTTTTAATGAAGCCGATCTCTATAGATAGCAAATAAGACAACGCCTGACTGTCAATAAACCCGCCCGTAGGTACAGGTAACACACTCATCAGGCATGCCATGAACACTTATCAAGTTATTTATCGTCTGAAAGATGACGACATATACCGAAGTCACCACTTTATAAAGGCTGACTGTGACGAAGATGCTGCGTACGACGCACTCGACTTTGTCAAATTACACAAATACAACCTAATCGACGTAAAGAGGATTCACTTCAATGAAACGTAAATACTTTCCAAATAACTGGCGTGCCATCAAGGACACCCCCGATAAGTTCTTCGCGTCAATGCCATATGAACAGTTTGAGGACTGGAAGATATATGGATATGTGATACCTGATTCTGTCTTCGCCTTAATAAGGACACAAGACAAAAACACAGGAAAAGTAGAAGAGTTCTTCTATAACACAGAGCACCATACACGCAACAGACTCAAAAAAGCCATGTCTACCAGTAAAGAGGTGTATTTATGCACCATGGACGGCATGTATCACTTAAAACCTGACAACCTACCATTCGATTTCAACAACAGCAAATGAAAAGTAAAACATTTAACAGGAGATATAACAATTTGTTAAGAGAAATCTCCATTCATCCACATAAGGATGAACTTGTTAAGTTAATGTATCAACAAGTACAAGACGAGATTGACACACCCACTACACTAAGTAGTAATACTTATTTTTAGGAGCCTTTATGCAGCTTTTATCTATCGGTTCCTTCTATTTAGGCATAGAAGACGATAAATATTGTGACTTTTCTATCCACTTAGGTAATTTATTGATAGAATATCAATGTCCAGCATCTAAACAGACTAATGACGAACTCAGACCCAAGCAGGGTGGTGACGGATTATCAGATGGCGAAGCTGGCTCTAGTAATAGACAGGTTTCGGAAGCTTGATAATGAATTACCATGCCAAACGCTTGCAACATTCTTATACATCGCATCTCATGATGACTGTACTAAGGTTGACTTGGAACGTGCTTTGGAGTTTTCTACTGCTAGTGGTAGTAGGAATACTGATTGGTTATCTGGTAAGCATAGGATATTAGATCGACAAGGATTAGGGTTAATTGTTAAGAGTCGTGACCCTACCAATAAACGGAGGTTACTACTTCAATTAACGCCTAAAGGTAAACGCTTAGTACAAACTATTAAAGACATTCTTTATGGCGAAGCAACCAACATGGGGTGAGTGCTTGCACTACACTCTTAAATACAAAGATACTTGGCGTAACGGTGGAGGACGCAAGTCAGCCATTACTTACTCAGGTTATTTCACCGACTTTCAAGGAGAATCATTCCCTATTAGTCGTATTACACCACCTCTCATGACGAGGTTATGTGTAGAACTTGAGAATCAAGGTAGAACAAATGCCACTATTAACAGATTTATTAGTGCTGTATCAACAGTTCTTAAATTCTGTGTAGATGAGCAACTCATTAAGTTTGATATTCCACGTTTTCAAAGACGTAAGGAAGCAGAGACTATGAGACGTTATTACACTAAAGATCAAGTCAAACTAATCTGCAAAGAAGCAGAAGAAACATGGCAACGTGAAGATTTATCTGACATTGTTTTGTTTGCTGCTTTAACTGGTATGAGACAAGGAGAAATTCTTAGACTACGAGTTAAAAATGTAGATTTTATTACAAACAACGTCCACGTAGGTACAAAACCTACAGATACTACCAAGAATGGTACGTATCGTGCGATTCCAATTCATCCAGAATTAGAACACATGCTAGTAAACAGAACAAAGGACACACATCCTAATGCTCTAGTATTTGGTAATGACTGGGTAAATAAAAAAGGAAGCGTCGATAAGGACGTACTACTACGCGCCTTTAAAAATGTAATTAACAATTCAAGAGTTAACTTACGTTCAGAAGAAGGTTATTGTTTTCATTCACTAAGACATTCATTTGGAACATGGCATTTTGCTAGTGGTTCTAAACCTCGACAAGTCATGGATTTAATGGGACATAAAAACATAGTCACCACACTCATCTATGGTAAAGCGACTGATGAAGGTAAACGTGAAGCAATAAATAATCTAGCGTATTAAATCGTGCTTTCTAGCGCGTCCAAAGGTTTCAATTTTTTAGTGATTCGACGAATTTTATGGTAATTGTTAAGCGTGTTGTTATACTAATTTTGGCGCAGATCCCTTGGGAGTGTGGCGGAATTGGTAGACGCGCCGGACTTAAAAACCATACCCGTAAATTGTTCACCTAAGAATACTAACCTTTAGCGATTGGTCAAAAGCCAGTCGCTTTCTTATTTTATAACCTATCCACTAAAGGATAAATATCCACAACATCATCTAGCGCGATCCACACATGCCTTTACTTGTTGAAATTGAGCAACAGGAGACATTAGAACGTAATCAAATCAGGGGCGGATTAGAGAAACTAAGGAAGGATACACTTGACTTAGAACAAAGAGCTTATGCTTCCGCAACTGTATATGGTTCCGCGTCTATAGCTACATTGTTACCACTGTTTGTTAAATATTTAAGAGAGAAAAAAGAAGAAAGAAAACTTACAGCTGTTAAAGGAGCAGGGCATTTAATTTCTTTACTTCCATATTTATTTGCTTTAGACACTGAAGCGCAGGCTGTTATTACAGCTAAATTAACCTTTGACAAAGTATTTTCTCCACGTAGAACTAATCAATTAGTTGTAAATGTCACTGAAGCTATTGGTAATGCCATAGAAGCTGAATGTCAGATGCAATACTACGAATCAATAGCACCAGCATTATTTAATGTCCTTAAGGAAAACTATTGGCATCAAGCCAAAGGAACTGAATATAAACGCAAATCAATGCAAACTACCATGGGGCATTGCAATGTCGAACCATGGATACCTTGGAACAGAGTACAAAAAATACAGCTTGGCGGTTTTATGCTTGAAGCTTTTACACACTCATCGGGGTGGTTTACTAACGTAGTCATACAACATGCAAAAAAGGATACCTTAGTTACTGTTACAGCTGAATTTAATAAACATAAAGATGAAATAGTCAGATTAACTGAATTATTTAGTCCATTATCAAAACCAATGCTTATTGAACCAAGGGATTGGACAACTTTAAGTGATGGAGGTTATTACTTAAATCAGCTTACAAATTGCCATGAAATGGTTAGAAGAGGGGTTCAGTCATGTATACAGGGGAAACAACCTAGAGCTTTTTTAAATAAAATTCAAAAGGTTAAATATAAACTAAATGATTTTATAGTTAACGTAGCTAAAGAGTTAGAAGAAAAAGAAACAGAAGTAGGAAAGTTTCGTCCTGTTATTAATCATCCTATTCCTCCAAAACCAGTAGACATAGATACTAATAAGGAAGCAAGAAAGAAATGGAGAAAAGCTAAAGCTATTGTTCATAACAAGAACGCTAACGAATGGAGAATATCTTGTCGAACAAGAATGACCATGAATTGTGTCAGAGAGTTTGAAGGCAAGGATTTTTATATACCTTGGTCATTTGACTACAGAGGAAGAGCATACCCAATACCATCATTTTTGACACCACAAGATACAGACTTTGGTAAAAGTTTACTTAGGTTTAGTGAGGAGTCAGAGATAACTGAGGAGGGTATGAGATGGTTAGCTTTCCAAGTAGCTACTACGTATGGTCTTGATAAAGCGACTATGGAGGAGCGATTAGCTTGGGTAGCTAAACGAGAAAATATTTTATTAATTATTAGAGTTGCTTCAGATCCACTAAATAATATTGGAGATTGGGAAGCAGCTGATGAACCTTGGCAGTTTTTAGCTGCATGTCATGAATACCATTCAGTGGTCATGGCTGGTAAAAAAACTACTGGTTTACCAGTGGCAACCGACGCTACATGCTCAGGTCTACAGATCTTAGCTGGTCTAGCTCGCGATAAGTCCACAGCATGCTTGGTCAATGTAATGCCAAGTAATAAACCTCAAGATGCCTATCAAGTAATAGCAGATAAAAGTATTAAAAATATACCTGAGAGGTTACGACCTTATTGGGATAGAAAGAAAACTAAAAGATGCGTTATGACCATACCTTATAACGCTAAACCTTTTAGCAATAGACAATACATACGAGATGCTTTTAAAGATGTAGATATTGAGGTAGAAAAAGACGAACTAACACAAATAGTTCAAGCGGTCCGAGATGCTATGGAACAAGTAGTTCCCGGTCCAATGAAGGTTATGCGTTGGATAGAAAAAGAAGTATCCAAAGTTATTAAAAACGGAGCCGGTTATTTAAAGTGGACAACTCCTTCTGAATTTATAGTCATACAAAGACTTATGAAACATGATTCAGTAAGAGTTCAGTTGCAACTGTTTGGTACAACAAATTTAAAAGTAAGTACTAACGACGAGATAGGAGTTGATTTACTACACCACAAGAATGCTACTGCACCTAACCTTATCCACTCACTAGACGCTTCATTACTACATTTAAGTGCAACTAAATTTGATGCACCTATAAGTTTGATACATGACTCTGTCTTGTGTAGAGCTACAGATATGACCTACCTGTCCACTCTGGTACGGGAGACATACATGCACCTGTTCGCAGAGCATGACTTTTTAAGAGACTTTGCCCAAGCTATTGGAGCTGAGTCTGAACCACCGATCATCGGAGATCTACAACCCTCCGAAGTGATTGAATCCACTTATTTCTTTTGTTAATGAGAAACATACACGTAACACCCAACCCTGTAACTCTTAGTGGTTATCAGGCTGTGTTAAAGCCAAGTCAATTTGGCTATTCATTGAAGGCTATTGTCGACGATGACATGGTTAAAAAACTTGAAGCAGAGCGAGAGGACTGCCTTAAATGGGCAGAAGCCAAGCTAAAGAATCCAAAGAGAGCTACATTAAAACCTACTCCTTGGGAAGAAGTATCTGACGGTCAATACATAGTTAAGTTTTCTTGGTCAGAAGATAAGAAACCACCAGTAGTTGATACTGAAGGAACACCTATTACAAATACAGATACCCCAGTATATGAAGGGTCAAAGGTTAAGATTGGCTTTCATCAAAAGCCTTATATACTTCGTGATGGCGTTACCTACGGTACTTCTCTTAAGTTATCGGGAGTACAAATTATCTCAATCCAATCCGGAGCTGGTGTCGATACTGGCGATTTGGATGAAGATGGTGTAGCTGAATTGTTTGGTAAGACACAAGGATTTAAAACAGATGACCCTAACGTAACTCCAGCAACAGAGGAAGTTACACCTGACGATGATTTCTAATGTTCAAGTCAGGATTAGAGGAAAAAGTCTCTGATCTTTTATGTGAATTAGGTGTGAACTACGAGTATGAGGGAACAAGTTTTCCTTATACCATCACACATAAGTACACACCTGATTTTGTCTTACCCAATGGCATATGCCTAGAAACCAAAGGGTTCTGGAGACCAGAAGATAGACGCAAAATTAGACAGGTCATAAATGATAATCCAGAAATAGATTTAAGGATGATCTTCCAAGACCCCTATAAAAAAATTAGTAAAAAATCAAAGACAACCTATGCAAAATGGTGTCAGAGATATGGAATTAAATGGTGTGCATTTCACGCCATACCGATTGATTGGCTTACATGACTGAAAGCGAATTTATAAGACACGAACCATGTCCAGACTGTGGCTCATCCGATGCTTTAGCTATCTACACGGATGGTCACACCTTTTGTTTTAGTTGTCAGACTAGAACATCTGGATCTGGTGACCAACACACTCATCAAATGCAAGAAAATGTCAGTTTTAAAGGATCAGCCCAAAGGCTGCAAAAAAGAAACCTTAGCGAAAAAACTTGCCAGTTCTACAAAATCTACAGAGACGAAGCACACTTACGCTTCCCTTATCACGATGGCTCTGGACGCGTTAAAGGATTCAAAACAAAAACAAAACTAAAAGAGTTTAAATATGAAGGAGTTTCCACTGACACCTTATTTGGTCAGCACCTCTTTCCTAGCTCTGGTAAACGTATTGTTATTACTGAAGGTGAACTAGATGCTGCCAGTTGTTATGAAGCAATGGAAGGCTGGCCGATGGTCTCTCTTCCTCATGGTGCTGCATCAGCCAAAAAGGACATCCAGAAACAAATACCCTTACTTCAAGGCTATAAAGAGATCGTTCTCTTTTTTGATAAAGACGAAGCGGGAAGAAGAGCGACGGAACAAGTGGCTGCTATCTTACCGCATGGGACAGTTTCGATTGCTAATTTGGCGGACCCTTACAAAGATGCCAGTGATGCTTTACAGGCTGGTGATAAAGGTGCTATTTGCCGTGCTATATGGGACGCAAAACCTTATCAACCTGATGGTATCGTGGATGGGAAATCGTTACTAGATGCAGTAACAACCCCAAGTCCTCCCTGTGATCACAAATATAAATGGGCTGGACTACAAGAAAAGACTCACGGTATTAGATATGGTGAACTTACTACGATTACAGCTGGAACGGGTCAAGGTAAAAGCACTTTCTGTAGACAATTAGCTACAGAGTTATTAGAAGAAGGCGTCAAGGTAGGTTACATCGCATTAGAAGAATCTAACAGGCGAACGGCACTAGGACTTATGTCTGTAGCTGTGGGAGAAGCCCTGCACCTTGGCGAACACGATTACGAAACACTTAAAAATGCCTACGATTCCACTATCAATGGTTGGCAACTTTATTTATACGACCATTTTGGTAGCTTATCTTCGGATATTATCTACAGTCGAATTGAATATATGGCACTCGGGCTGGATATAAAAGTTATATTTTTAGACCACTTATCCATATTATTGTCCGGCTTAGACGGAGATGAACGACGAATGATTGACCAGACGATGACCAACTTAAGAAGTTTGGTTGAACGTACTGGCATCACACTATTTCTGGTGTCTCACTTGAGACGGACTCAGACTGATAAAGACCACACCGATGGTGCGAAGGTTAGTCTGGGACAACTACGCGGAAGCCAAGCTATAAGCCAACTGTCAGATACTGTGCTTGCACTCGAGAGAGATCAGCAAGCTGGTGATGACACATCTACTTTAAGAGTATTAAAGAATAGATACAGCGGTGATACAGGTGTGGCTGCTGCACTGAAATACGATAAAAACACATGTAGATTCAATGAAACTACGACTACACCAATTTTCAACCCAAGCACAGACTTC